GAAATCTTATGACCAAGAAAGCAGAAGAAATAAAAGTAAACGAGATCAGAACACCGATTGGCAACATCACGTTTGAAGCAGATGGTTTCACATACAAGTATCGCCCATTGCCTGACATCTCTACCAAAGAACTGTCAGACATCATGACTTTGTTTGTCAGCCTAGCTTCCCGTAATGCTGCGCTGTGGGATACGTCTGACTGGCTCAAGCAGAACAATCTGCTACGCCACTTCTACAAAGTATGATCGTAGCCTCCGTACTTAAAACCGGAGGCGAGTACAATCCTTGCCATGTCTACAACTTACGGGACATGTGCAAGGACTTCTTACCAACACATCAGTTTGTATGTCTTACAGATATACATCTGACCAACTGTGATTACCTACCACTAGAGCACAACTGGAAGGGGTGGTGGTCAAAGCTTGAACTCTTTAAGATACAAGAACCCTGCCTGTACTTTGATCTTGATACCATCTTAGTGGGTGACTGTACTGACATTGTACGTACAGCACAGACAAAAGACTTTGTCATACTCCGGGACTTCTACCGTGGGTATACACTGACCCCAGTTAAACCCAATGCAATGCAATCTTCCATGATGTACTGGAGTAAACCCAAAGGCTTCATCTACGATGCTTACTTAGAAGTATTGGGGTCAGCCGACATGGCAGGGGATCAGGACTTTATTGAACATGTAATGCAGGACAGACTAGACACTGTGTCATACTGGCAGGATATATGCACTGGCATTGTGTCTTACAAAGCAGATGAAAGAGAGAATGGATTACAAGAGCAAGACAGGATTGTAATTTTTCATGGACAACCTAGACCTTGGGAGCAAACAACAATTGGATATCCAACTAGAAAGTAGAAGGGGGTGGATGGTTCCGGTGGACGATGAAGTCGCACTGGAAATTATTCTTCGTGAGGTCAATGACCTTGACACCATACTGCCGTACTGCAAGAAATTTCGTACCTGCATACAAGCGGGTGCAAACGTAGGTATCTGGCCTGTGGCACTGGCGAGAAAGTTTGAGACAGTGCTGACAGTGGAACCCGATGCTGCCAACTACGCAGCTTTGCTATGCAACATCCGTGCATTCCCTAACATAAAGCATAAGCGTGTGGCCTTCGGTGCTGATGTCGGTAGTGGATCTATCGATGTACACCAGCAAGGTAACATCGGAGCACACCAAGTTATTGCAGGTGCAGACTTCTCAATCATCACCATCGATAGCTTAGACGTAGATGACTGTGACTTACTTCAGCTAGACATAGAAGGATACGAACACTTTGCTCTGATGGGTGCAACTAGAACACTAACTAAGTGTAAGCCTGTAGTAGTCTTAGAACTAAAAGGACTTGGTGAGAAGCATGGGTACTCAGATCAAGCTACCATGAATTTCTTGGCTGACTTCGGGTATAAGTTTGTTCATCAAATACATAACGATTTTATTTTCACTGCGGAGTAAATCATGGGTGAGCGCATGACTGTGTTGGCTGCAATAATATTCAGCATCGGGTTTGGTTTCTATGTCACATACAAGATGGCATTCGACATGGGGGTACGGCATGGTGTAACTGTAGCTTTGCACCTACCAGCATCGGATGCTTTGGAGATGACATGCCTAAGCTTGTGGACAGAAGGACAGAATGAAAAGTTTATGGCTAACAAGAAGGAGAAGAAATGAGTCCCTGTGTTAATATTTGCAAGGCAGACCGCACTAACCTGTACTGCATTGCATGTTGTAGGACTCTCATGGAGATACAGAAGTGGCAGTGGATGACTGAAGAAGAACAGGCACGGACTGTTGCCCTATGTGAGATAAGAAAACTAGCACAGAAACTGGACAGACATGATGAACAAGTCAAAGCTGCACCAAAGAATAGAAGAACTAAACCTTGCAGTGGGCATGACTCACAGGGGTAGCTGCCCTATCTGCAAACGAGATAAAACATTTACACTTACTAACGACAATGGAACGATTCTTTACAATTGCTATTCTAATAGCTGCAACATTGGTGGTGCAGTACGTATTGGTCTGTCTGTTGATGACATCAAACAATACCTTACTAACCGAAACACTCAAGATGCTAGGACTAACGTACCGTTTGTAATGCCTGAACATGTGGTGTACTCAGATGCACACACAGAACCCTACGCACAGCAGTATGGCCTTGATCACAAGTACCTTGAGTTACGGTACGATGTAGTAGAACAACGTGTAGTATTCCCCATCATCCATGGCCCACACTTAGTGGATGCTATCGGACGTAGTCTAATCAATGAACAACCCAAATGGCTTCGGTACGGAGAGGCACGTACTGCATACATCATAGGCCATGCAAGCACTGCTATAGTAGTTGAAGATGCAGTCAGCGCAGCAGTAGCACAGACACTGGGGTTCACTGGTGTTGCATTGCTAGGCACCACACTATTGCGTGAGCACATGGAACTTGTAAGCAAATACTCACGTGTGATTGTGGCACTAGACCCGGATGCATGTAAGAAGACAATCGAAATCACAAGAGAACTAAAATCCAATGGTATCAATGCACTTGCTTTTTATCTGATGGATGATTTAAAATACAGGAACGAGAAGGATTTAGAGAAACTAATACCCACACTGAAAGATTAATATGGAACTGTCGCTGTTAAAAAGTTTGCTAAGCAAAGAGTTTTATAACGAAACAAGATCCAAGTGTCCTGACAAACTATTCGGCAAGGATCTACGCAAGATTAAACAAACCATTGACAGTGCAATGGAGCAGTACGATAAAGACATAACACTGGAAGAAATAAAAGCTTTATTCTTTGCAGAGAATCCAACACTCACCACCGCACAAAGGCAGTCCTTTAACCTTGCCTTCCATTCCATGGACAAGGCAGAGGCACTGGGCACAGACGTAGCCACAGATGTACTGAGTAGTTTATTCAGACAGGTAGTGGGACAAGAGGTAGCTAACCTTGGCTTTGACTTTGTCAACGGAGACAAGACAAGTCTTGAACCCCTACGCAACTTAGTCAACAATTACCAAGACGATTTCACACCATCTATAAGGATCACCTATGTCGACAATTCCATTGACAACCTCATTGAACGTGCTAGCACATCCACCAAGTGGCAATTCAATATCCCCACCCTCCACCACTCAGTCGCAGGTCTCGACAGCGGGATGCTCTTCGTTATCGGTGCCAGATCCAATGTCGGCAAGTCTTCATTCCATGCCAGCTTGTGTGCTGCACCTAATGGATGGGCGGCACAAGGAGCACGTATACTCATACTATGCAATGAGGAAAAGCCAGAGCGAGTAGCTAGCCGGTACATGACTGCTGCAACAGGCATGACCATGCATCAGATTGCAGAAGATAAAACTCAGGCACACAGGTACTACGATCCCATCCGTGATAACCTGAAGTTTGTAGATGCAACAGGTCGTACCATGTCATGGGCAGAAGGCGTTATCAAGAAGCACAAGCCTGAGATTCTTGTTCTAGATATCGGTAGTAAGTTTGTTGAGGATGCTGTGGCTGGATCTGCATCCAACAGTGCTGAGGCACTGAAGGCTAACGCAATCTATGCACGTAACCTTGGCAAGATGTATGGCTGTCTTGTTGTTTACTGTACTCAGCTAAGTGCTGAGGCCGAAGGTAAGATTGTTCTATCTCAGGCCATGATCGAAGGCAGTAAGACTGGCCTTGCCGGTGAGTCGGATCTCATGATACTGGTAGCACGTAACCCGCCCATGAATGATCAGACAGAAGACGATGGCATGCGTTACCTGAACATCGTTAAGAACAAGATCACTGGTGTGCATCGGATTGTTAACTGTGAGTTTGATTACACTACGGGTGTATACTCATCATGATTCTCATACTGGACGTAGAGAACACCGTAACAAATCGAGACGGTAAGAAACATCTTGATCCGTTTGAACCTACCAATACACTGGTGATGATTGGATGCAAATTCTTGGGAGACGAAGCACCATTCATTGCAACCTTTGATCACTCAGAAGTAGAGCCAACAAAGAATGGTCATGCTGTAATACAGGACTACCTTGACTCTGCTGAGTTACTGGTAGGCCACAACCTTGCCCACGATTTACCGTGGTTGTGGGAATCAGGATTCAAATACACTGGCAAGATATTTGATACCATGCTGACTGAGTATGTATTGCAACGTGGGAACAAGATGCCATTGAACTTGGCAGCAGTAGCTGAGCGATACAAATGTGCCGTACAAAAACAGGACACCTTACATGAGTACTTTAAGAAGGGATACAGCACAAAAGATATCCCTCACGCTGAGCTATCGGAGTATCTACAGCACGACATTGGAGCCACAGAGGGAATATATAAGGCACTATCTGCTAGGCTGGAGACAGCGAAGGATGCGGGTCTACAACCGACAGTGGATATAACCAACGAAGTTTGTTGTGTACTATCACGTATCTATTGCACTGGCTTTAAGGTCGATGATGCTAAGCTTGCTGAGGTGAAGGAACAGTTCACAACAGAGAAGCAAGAGATTGAGAATAGATTACAGTCCATGATACGGGATCTGATGGGAGATACACCCATCAATCTCAATAGTCCTGAGCAATTGTCATGGGTTATCTATAGCCGTAAGCCAAAGGATAAGGCGAGGTGGGCTTCAGCCATCACACCTAACATGTCTGACTCAG